ACCCGCCACAGCGCTGGTACCGGCAGAACCGACCGGACTGAAAACGCCGTTGGTCTCGTCGATACTCCCCAACAAGATCCAGGCATCATCGGCCTGGTTCCGCAGATAGAGTTTGTTCTGGGCGGTGTCGTGCCACATCAGTCCGGCAAGACTGCCCAATCCGAGGACAGAAGCCGTGGGCGCGGTACTGCCGCTGAACAAGCTGGCCAAACTGGCCAAGGCGCCGTTCACCCCCACGACCATATCCAGTCCCTTCAGCGGTGAAGAGGTGGAAATCTGCAAGACGTTTTGTGTCATGGATCAATATCCTTGCGCGATAATGTTGACGGTGCGGACAACGGCTTGACCGCCATTGAGCACCTGGATGAAAAAGCCGCTTTTGGTCAGTTCGGAGATAACCGGCGTGTCGGCGGAATCGCCGTTCAGCACGGTAGCCAACACATTGGGAGCGTCCTCGCCGTTGGGACCGCCGTTGAAAGCCGCAGCCGGATTGCCGCCCAAACCGTCGGTGAAATTGACCTGCAGGCCGGAAATCGGCACCGCCAAGCCGGTGAAACTGTCCAGCCGGTCCGGCACATCCACCAGAAACGAGAAGCCCTCGACCACCGGCACCGCTGTGACATCCCGGGTAGACACCAGCAGGCGGGCGTCATAAGCCCTGGCCAAATAGCTGCCGGCCGTCCAGCTTTGCCAGTCGCCCCACGCCACCGCGTCCTGAGACAGGCGGATTTGCGGAGAAACACTGACCGAAGGCCCAAGATTGACCCCGCAGACATCCTGCAAGAGCAACACATCCCTTTCGAACCGTAAATCCTGACGGCAGGGCTGCCCCATGGCTTGAACATTGATGGCGACAGGGCAATTGACGATCCGCCCAACATCGATCCGATGTTTCTCGGGAATGGTGTAAGTCCCCGAGATTTCTGCACCGTCGCCGTAAATCACATCGGCCAGAGACGGAATATCGACATCCGAAAGATCGGCCGCCCCAGACATCTGCAAATAACCATGCACGACGCTCAGGCCGGACTTCGCACCGCTCCACCCCGTGGCCCATTCGTCATGACTGGCAATGACGTTGCTGACGATCTGGGCACCAGATACCGAAATCATGGCGGGAACCGCCGAATAGATTTCGTAGCCGTCGGCCACGGTAAAATGCGCCGCCACCCAATAAACGCCGTCACCCGCAGTCGGAGCCTGAGGTACCGAGGTGCGGCGGATGAAGACGGCGCTGTTCCAGCTCGCCCCCTTGCGGATCTCGAAATCGGGGCTGCGCTCGTCGCTGATGGAATCCCATGTCAATTGCGCAATGCCGGAAACATAAGCACAGCTCAGACCGGTGATGTTCGGCAAAGGCAGTGTCAGCGCGCTGCCCTGAACCGTGAAGCTGTATGGCGCAACGTCGGCCAGGCTTTGCTCCGCCCCGCCGAACAAATTGAACGAGGTGAACTTGATCTGCAGCGTCTTGCCGATATGGGCGGCGGTGAAGGCATATTTGAAAATGCCGCCGTCCAGACGGGCGAATTGGCTGCCTTCGGCATGGCTCGACACCGTCGAACCATAGGCACCGCGATAAAGGGTACTCAGGCGGTAACCGTGGGGAGAAACCAATTCGGCGTCCTGGAACGACAGCAACTCGCCATCGACATAGCAAAGGGTATTGTAGGCGGCGGCATCCACTGCCGAGCAGCCGCTGAGGGTGGAGCGAGACAGGGACAGGTCCACCTGAAAAGCGTTGATCACGTCCAAGCTGCCGCCTGCGGCCAAGGCGGTGGACAACACCCCCTGGCGGGCCCGCAAGGTGATGGAACCGATGCTGGCGTAGGTTTCGCCATCAGCGGACACCCAGACGTTGGCCCCACCCCAGTTCTCGCCGCCGGAAGCCGCCACCCACAATTCCAAAGCCCCGCCGGTCAGCGCCGACGGTGGCTCAAACATCACGGGGGGACTGATGTCGCCGGGAAAAGCTCCGTAATCAGCACGATAGCCAAGAGACGCCTGTAACGGCCGCTCCACCGCCACGGCGACGGCTCCAGGCACGGCTTCGGCCTTGACGCGAAAGACGGTGTCGTCTTCCTCTTCGATTTCCAGAATTCGTACCGGCGTGGCGCTCAAACCCTGGTCGATATCGCTCAAGGCGACGATGTCCATGGGTTTGAGCAAAGCCGCCAGCCCGCCCATCCGCCATTCGTAGGTGGCGACGATGTTGGTGCTGCGGGCTAGCAGCAGATCGGCCACCGTTTGCGCCACGGTTCCGGAAGTGAATTCGTGTGCGGTGGCGCTGCTGTCGGCCCGCAGGCCGTAGCGGGAGATATGGGCCGGATCCTCGCTGGTGACCACCGTCAGGGCATAAGCGTTGGAGCGGTCGGTATATTCCAGAGTGATGCGATTCTTGGCGTCGGCAGGGTCCTTGCGCGTCACCGTCAGCGGTGGCTCATCCTCCTCTGTATGCAGCATGATGCTGTCGTCGATGCTCATCACCGGCGTCAGGTCGGGGCTATAGGTCGCGATGGTGCCGTCCATACGGGTCGCGCTGACCGTGCTGTCGGCATAAGGAACGATGGTCAGCGTGCCGGCGGCCCAAACGGCTTCTGCCTGGGTCATTTTCAGCCAGCCCTGCAAGACCGAGCGGGCATCCTGGGCCTGATCCAGGGATACCGACATGGTGATGCCCAACGCCTCGCACCACAGGGCGTAGTCTGAAAGGTCGGCCAGCCGTGCGGTGGGAAAGGACGCGCCATAGACGTCGTTGACCAGCAAATCGTAGAAGCAATAAGCAGGCGAAGTATCGAAGGCGTAATTGCCGGAAATATTGTTCAACGAACCCAACTGAGCGGCGATTTTCTGCTTACCCGTATCCGCAGGAGCCGTTTTCAAGCTCGACAGGTCGATGGAATGGCTGACGCCGGACAACGCATAGACAGACGCCGCCGGCCCCTTCCCCAACACCTCATAGGTGATGTTGGGCAGATTGTAGCTGCTGCCCAGATCGACGGCGCTGATGCCCACATAGGCCAGCCCCGGATAATGCAAAGCCTGATCCGCATGTTTGGACGACAGATAGCTCCAGGGTTCCTGATCCACGTCCCCTTGCTTGAGCAGGGCGTTGCCGGGCACCGACGACAGGCTGTAAAGATTTTTCTCCCACCAGATCCGGGCCACGTCGACCACCTTGCCGGCACTGACGGCGAAGGCGATGGCGGTCTGATAGGTGTAATCGACCGAACTGCTGCTTCCTCCTCCGCCACCTTTGCCTCCGCCGCTGGCGCTGCTGCTGTAATGGGGAATCGAAGTGAAATCGCCGTACCAAATCAGATTTCCGGCCACTTTCTGGGTGCCGTAGACCACAGGCACCACGGCGCCCTGGGTCGACGTCTGAACCTGAAGGTCCGTGACCGTGCTCTGGGTTTGGGCCTGGGTCTTTTTCCCTCCGCCGAACAGCGTGCTCATGGCCGCTTCCTCCAAAGGCTGTAGAAATGCCGTTCACGCGGCCGGCCGTCTTGGCGCTGACGCAGCAGCGAAGGGGATTCGCCGTCGTCCAGCACCACGCCGACGCGGACCACGGCATGAATGATCCGGGGCCAATCGAGCACGATGGCGCCGTGCGCCAGACAGCGGCCGAAACGCCACAGCACCAGATCGCCGGGATGCGGCGCCTCCACCTCGGCGGCATGCTCCAGCACCTGAGCGAGATAACGCTCGCCTCCCTGGTGCAAATTCCAATCCATGGGATAGAAGGCCACTTCCTGGCGGGGAATCAGGCCGCAGGCTTCATAGATTTCGGCAGGCAGCATGGCACAGTCGACGCCGACGCCTTTCAGCCGTCCCATATGATGATAGGGCGTGCCCAGCCAGCTTTGCGCCTCGGCCGCCACGGCCCGGCGTTGTTGTCGTTCCAATTCTGTCATGGGAGCTCCCTGAAAAAGGCAGCGTCAGGTGGCGGTGTCCGCCGTCGGGATATAGGGCATGCCGCCGAAACGGCTGGCGTTGTTGAAGACGGCCGAGCAACTGGCCCCCGACGTGCCGGGCATCAGCTTGTCGCAGCCGGGGTAGAGAGTGAAGGCGTCCCCGGCCTCGGGAGACCAGGGCAAGGGGCCGTTCAGAACCAGGATACCGCCGGTCTGGGCGCGAACGCCCCGACAAACCCCTTTGTTGACGCCGCTGATGAAGCTGACCCAACCCAACGCCCAGGTGCCGTCAGCGTCGGAAACATCGGTCTTCAAGGTAGCGGTGGAGCCTTCGGCCAGCACCGTCCCGTCCCGACTGTAGCCCGCCACATCGACGCCGCAATGGGAATCCCCCAACATGAAGCGGCAATGGGCCTGATACACCTGGCTGGGCACCTGGGTGTCCAACAGCGACAGCCAGGACTTGCAGGTGATCTTGACGCCGGTGCGGTCGATGGCGATGTCCGAGGCCAGTCCGACGAAGCGGGTCAGGCTGCCGACCACATTGGCCGGCGGCCCCCAGCCGTCGATATAAGCCCAATCCAGTTGGATATGCGCCCCGTCCAGCAGTCCCCACTGTACCGCCTGCCGGAACGGCACGCCGTTGATGGTCATCTCGTTGGCGGTGTCGACCGCCAAGGTCAGGGTGAAGGTGTCGGTTTCCAGCCCGGCCACCAGCCGCAACCTATCGCGGGTGACACGCAGCAGGCCGTGCGAATAGGTGACGCCGCTGGCCGTCACGTCCATGTCGGCCGACGTCAGGGTCAGCGTCTCCAATCCGACCGGGGCGATGGTGTAAAGGTCGGCCCGGCCATAGC